TTGAGATTAGCGCAACCAATCTTCTTGACGGTCACGCTCATCTTCACACCTAGTTGTGTTTTGTTTCCAGAGAAACCTTGACCTACGATCTGTCCTGCTCTACCACGCATCGCACACATCAATACGTTAGGATACTCAAGATCATAATTTAGGGTAGCGGCAATACTATCACCGATATCATTTACCTCAACCAGAACATATGGATTATTGTATTCCTTACAGACCTGAAAGATTACAGATGGAAATAGTACAGGTTTTATTTCGTTGTTCCTGTATTTGGCAACTATCCTATATGGCATCGTTGTAATATCAAATACGATAAAGGCAGAGTAGTCTCCACCAATACCCCTGGCAACGTCAACAGTAATAATGTATTCGTGGTCTTCCTGCACTCTTTCGTAGACATCGAGACCTGCATTACTTGCAATAGGATCGGCAAACGGAATAGTCTGTAGCTTCGACGGACTGATAAGTGTATCGGCAGATCCAAGGAAGTCGCACTCAAATTCCTGAGCGAACTGACGTGGCGAAGTATTCTTGATCGTTTCTTCTTTCCACTTAGCATCTCTACCAGGAACTTGGGACCAGTGGACCTCGTTAGTAATATAATCATTCTTACCTCGTCTGGCATCTTCCCACATCTTGTAGAAGTGGTTCATGCCATTTGGCGTTGAGATAATAATTACTTTCGTTGATTTACCAGAAGTAATAGTAGGATAAACAGATGCAAAGAATTGCTCTGCAACGTGGTTTGGAACGAAAGCGAATTCGTCGAGGAACAAGATATTGAACGACATGCCTCGTACAGCACTCGCAGACGTAGAAGCTGCCAATATCTTACTGCCATTTTCTAATTCCACATTACCTTTGTTCCATACCAGTACACCATGCTGCATCCACTTTGGCAAGTTTTCGTAAGCAAGTTGTAGTCTACTCAGGAGTTCCCTGGCGGTAGATGCCTTGTTTGCAAGAATACCGATGTTAACACTATCATAAAAAATTGCATAGAATAATAGATAAGCAACCACCGTGGTAGACTTACCAGTTTGTCTTGGCAGTTTTGCGATGTTGAATCTGTTTTCATGAAAGTCTTCCAGAATTTTTTTCTGAAAATCATACATCTCAAAGGGGACCAAACCCTCGTCCAGAGAGATGATTTTAATATAGTTCATAGCAAAATAGACGGGATCATTCTTACACTTGATCCACTCGTCAATCTGCTTTTTTGTAAAATTGATTGGGGTTCCAGCCTTCTTTAGGTTCGGGTTCCCCAAATATACATCGTTAGTTGCCACAACAAAGCCAGTCCACTACTGGTATTTAGTCTTTGGGAAAGTCTTCCTCCAGAGTTGTCAATCTCTTTTCCCAAGTGACACCACCATCTTTGCCTCTACATGGATTGATGCAGTTGTCATCACCTAATTTGTTACATACAAGACCAGCAAGGTCAAGTTCATTTCCTAATTTATTTGTGCCAGTCCAGTAATGCTGCCCGTCAATCCATGTAGCACCGCACTTCTGGCAAGTCTTGGTATTCATTTATTATACTCCTTGAGGAACTTTTCGAAATCGGTTGTGTCTTTTACAAGCTGTCGCTTGAGTTTCCAACCCATCCATTTCATCTGAAGTCTGACAAATGCATAGCGCACCTGCAGATCAGCAAAAGCAAAGAGTTTCATAGTCTCTTCGTATCCAGCATATGCTACTAGAACACCAAAGAAGACGAGAATAAAATAAACACCGTACATATGTAACTCTCTGCTACAAAACATTATAGAGCTATGTAGTAAAAAATAGTGTTACAATAGGCTACGATTTGATAAGTATATCTTTACATCCTTATAAATTATACTTTTTTAATAGTAATTGATATTGATTAATATCTTATTTTCTGATGAACAGCAAGTTACTCCAGTATGTTTTAAGTTAGAATCAAAAACTACTATTCTGTTCTCTACGCAATTTATTATTTGATCTCCAATTATAGTAGACCCATCATTTGTGTTGATATAAAAAATTGCAGTCTTGGGATTTTTGTTTATTGCCCAGTGATCTTTTGGCATATCAGTATGCCATCCGACTAACATGTTGGTATCTCTGGGAGTAGTTTTGTTAATCTTTGCTTTCAACAAAACATTAGATTTTAACTTCTCCAAAATTGGCATGATGATATTTAAGTCTTCTTCATCATATTCTCCATTACAATAGAGTATATAAGATTCTTGATAATTTTCATTTTTGTTGCACACTATTAAATTTTCGGGTAACATCCTCCCACTTTTCCATGGAAGATCTGATTGTTCCACAAAATTTTTTATAATATTAAAATAATGTGCATCGAGAAAATTGTCGATAATATCAATCATTTTCTATGAATATACCAAATACCCATGATAGGAAAAACTATGAGAGCATAACAAAGTATTCCAAGTGTAATGGGAGTATTCAGCACCCAGGCAGCAAAGTCTCTCATACTTCCTCTGGGCAGTTTTCTTCTTTGTAGTATTTTAGCTTTTCGATGAGATGTTGATATTGATCCCAAATATACTCTGAACCTGTTTCGTGCTTATAAAATTCACAAGCACGAACAATCCTGTTGATGTCTTCTGAAGTTAGTTTCATCATAGTAAAGTAACTCAATAGTAATTATAATGATCTAATCAGCAATTCCAAGCACGTAAACTTTTGTTGATCCTGCTATCTGGATCCTTTGCGGTCTTCTTGGAAGTTAGTTTCTTTTTCATGCCTTTCATTCTGGCACAAAAAGATGCTCTACGTGGATTTCCAACCTCTTTTGAAGGTGCTTTTAGATCAGAACCAGGATTTTCTCTTTCGTATGAGCGGCGACCTTTTTCGTTTAGACCACCGCTCTCAGACTTTCCCGCTTTCTTAGTCCAAGCAGCTTCGTCAAGTTCTACTTCTTCTTTCTTTACTGACTTGATAGGAACAGCAAAACGATCCCATGCCTTCTCGCCATAGGAACACTCATCTCTGGTCTCTGGTTTCTGACAGAGCCTACAGAACTTCTTCTCTTCTTTCTCTTTTTTCTTTGCTTCTTCAGCAAGTTGTTTGATTTCTTTATAGTTTTTCATCTTACTGCTCCGTTAGAAGTAATAAATCAAACGCTGATGTATAGCGTCCGTTATTTGATCTGGTTGTTATTCTTACATCAATATCAGATTTCTCTGGAATACGAATTGGGAATGAGAAATCATAATCATATTGACCACCACTTCCAGATACTTCAAATGTATGGGCAATTCTAAATGCTGATTGCCCCCAAAATCTTACATACATATTGCCACTACCATCAGCAGAAGATTGGGCAGTAGCAACACCTCTGTATAGATAGGCAGTTTTGCCAGCAGGGATTGTGTAGATTGCCATGAGAGTTTGACCCTTACCAGCAGTAATTCTCAAGACATCAGATCCATTCTTTGTGAAATTGACATCTCCAACATTATTAGTTCCAGTTGAAATGTATGCTCTAAACACACGTCTGAATGAAACTGTGCCTGCTACAGTTGCTGTGCTGGATAGTGTGAAAGTATCTGATACTTCGTTGAAGTCATTATCCAATCCAAGAACTGTCACAACCTTGCCATTATCAGAAGCATTAGCAATACCTGCAGTAATTATGCCTGCCGTATCAAAAGCACTCCATGGATAAACTGTATCGTTCTTGTCCCAGACAGTTCCTGTGGTGCTTTGTGATAAAGCGGGGACAGCACCAAACTTATGTACTGTTGAAGCGCCACGGACTTTGCCCATGGAAACATTCAATCTAAAGTTGTCGTCCCAATTGAATATTCCTGCCATTATACTAATACGGGGTCGTTGTTTGTATCATAACGTTGATACACTCCAGGAGTTCTAACAGTATTATCGTAGTTCCTTGCCTGAAATGTTCCTGGCGTTCTCACAGTATTATCAGTATTTCTGGCAACATAGTCGCCATTCCAATTCTTATATGTAATGTCAGTCCAACCTTCAGTTCCGTCAAAGATGGTTACTTCAACGGAGGTGGGTTGTGGGTCTACAATTGTATTAGTAGTATCGTACCTGACGTATGCCATTTAGATTACACCTCTTGGGTATTTATCGTTTGCCGCCACCCATCTCTTTCAACATCTTCTGAAGCTCTGTTGTGCTTCCAACAAACATCGCATTATTAGTAACGCGGGATGGTCCTTTCTTTTCTTCGTCGAGATCCTTCATCTTCTTATGAAGATCCTGTAGTTTCTCGGTCATGTCTGCAACGTGCTTCATCGCCGCTACAGCGACTTCATACGCTCTAGGGTGTCCGCTCTCCTGAGCGACCTCTAAGGCACCTCTGACCGCCTCCTGACCCTGATCTATGAGAGAGTATAATTCTGCCCTCGTATATTCATAATCCTTCTGACGGTCATCCTGGTTGCTCTCACGCTCTTTCTTCTCAGGCTTTGGTTCTTCAACAACCTCAGCACTAATATTCAAAATGTCTTCCATATTCTCTTCAAGGCTCATAAGAATTCAATCCCTTCGTTGAAACCAAAATCATCATCTGCTGTTAGTAGCGCATCATCTGCTGCATCAATATCACCATCGCCATCCATATCTTCGAGTGCTTTTGGTGTATATGTTCTCTCAATCGTTCTTCTATTGACGTTGAGATCACCAATAGTTTCGATGATAGTAGCTTTCTTGATGATATCGGATTGACTGTAAGGACCATAGAAGTAAGTCTTAGCAGTAAAGTTTAGGGTGTAGACGATGAAACGACGCTGCATAAAGTCGTCATCCCACTCATCTTCGTAGTTGATGTTATTCAGTACAATAGCAACATCTCTCTTCTCATCCATTTCTGGGATCATATTGATCGTGATTGAGAAAGATGGTTGAAAGTATGGTAGAATTTGCTCAACGATCTGCAGAGCATCATCCTGTGACTTGGCAATAATTCCAAGTTCAAAACTCATGTTGTAAGGAACAGGAACATATTGAACCTTTACTTCATTACCATTATCGGCAATAATAGATTTGTACTTTTGAATAGGTGAAGTTTTTCTAGCTGGATCGTAATCAATACCAGTCATCTCGAAATAAAGACGAGGCAAGGTAATAGCAACCTTTCTACCTACATCTGGATTTTGCTCCAGGCGAGTGAGGAACTTATTCTTTGGACCATATGCCAAAGGAACTTTCTCCTCCTCAAGAACATCTCCGTTCTGTGGATCTTTCTTTCTTAGTGTGATATTGTTGAATAGAGTACCAAAAGCAATAATATTTTTTCTGGTAATCTCGTTATAAAAATGAGATCCTAACATTAGATACTACCTGTGTTATTTCCGAATTCACCAAATGGATTTCTTTCACTCCAATCTACGATGTCATCAGCGAAGTCTTCGATCTCTCTATTTTGATCGTACTCGCTGTTGGTATTATTTAGAGTGTCAAATGTACCGACAACCCAGACAGCGCCACTATCATCTCCAGTAACTGCTTCGTCTTCAACGAACGTTCCAGTTCTATTGATGACCTGTAGAATTCTGGTAGTGTCATTCCAAGATCTAACCGTTGCTGTAACCGCAGATGTAGATCCAGTAACAATCTCTCCTTCAATAAATTCATCAGTTCCACCAACCTTCATGGAAAGAGCAATAGCAGAACTGAATAGATTTTCAATTTCGTCAATCTCAGCAACGCCAGTATCAAGAAGATCATTACCAATCTCATAGATTTCTGCTGTTATAATGAAGAACTGAACCTTACCAAACTGATAGAATGGCGTCTCTCGTTCAACAAACTTGATCTCGTAGATATCTGTAGTCAGAGGGAAATACAAAAGATCTCCTTCATTTGGTCTGCCAGGAACAGTCAAGGTTGGTGTATATTGAACTTCTGACTGCTCCCATCTTCTTGTAGAAACAATAAACTTTACCTCATCGGTAATGCGAATACCAAACTTAGAAATGAATTCTGATGTCTCTCCAAAACCCTCTACGTTCTGTAGAAGCATCTCCACCTGAAATTGATCCTGATACTTTGAGTAGATAACATCATCCAGGGTATTATCTTTCAAGATAGTTCTTGGTAGATAATAGATATCTGTTCCGAACAGTTTGATCTGTTCGTCAGCAAGATCCTGAGCCAGGTTCTGCTCGCCAGGATGACCTTGATAGTAGGTAGGAAAATAAGGACTGGTAGGCATCTTATCCGATCATATCCATAGGTGGAATAGCATACTTACTGAGGACTTCGCTTTCTATAGTTGCGATCTCACCGATAGCATCCTCATACAATTGTCTGCCGTTGAGAGTAATACCGCCTGGCAGTTGAACGTTATTGTATTTGATTAGGTTCTGTCCCCACATTTTCTTCATGAGGGCAGTAGCATATCTCTTCACAAACATATCATTATACATTTCAGTAGCATCGTTGGGATCGATCAAGCGATGAGCTTCAATTAGAAGATACTTACCTTCTGCAAGGAAGTCAGCATCAACATCAAGATACAAACGATCACGACGCATGGTATACCTAAACTGCTGGAATGATCCATTATTGAGGACCATATCAAGAGTTTCGAGATATTGTTTTGTCATGAAGTAATTGACAATATCAAGTGCTCCAAATGCGTAGAGATCATTCAGATACAACTGATATTCAATACCCCATAGGTTTGAACGGATTGAATTGCTAACAAGACCAAAGACTTTACTGATACCTACAACGTGATCTGGAATGGGAATGAAGTTTGTTGCTTCATTCCAAGTTGTAGTTCCAGAAGTTGTCTGAACTGTAGTATCAAATCTAACTTTATCGTCAGCAGTTAGTTCATGTGTCAAATAGCAACGCTCCATCCCGTTGTAGCAGTTCTCTTGGAAGAACTGGATGGTATCGTCAATAACGTTATTTACCTGTTCATCATCAATATTGATCTGCAGAACAGGCTCTCCAAGCTGCCTCTTACAATATGTGATGAGTTCAGACCTTGAACTTGGTTTTGCCATTACACACAAAAAATCCCGTCTTACCTATTTAGTAAGACGGGAATTGAGATCACTCTGCTGCTTCTTCAGCAGGTGCTTCTGGTTCTCCTTCTAGAAGTCCTAGGGTTTCCAGACCACCTTCAAGCTTGAGTTTGTATTCTCTTGCTTTGGCGAGGTTTGTCTCTAGTTCTGCAATTTGCTTATCTGTGGTAGCAAGTTGCTCTTCGAAATTTTTCTTTAGCTGTGCTGAATCCATAGTATCCTCAGTTTTGTTTTAGTACTAAAATATAAAGTCCATTCCACCAACTGGTAGAATCTTCTATTTGAGATGTGAGAATTTGTCTCTCAAATAAAACTTCAAGGTTATTTATCTCAACAAATTTTTGCCCTGTTCGGATAACCCCATCAAAATTAGCATCATCCAATACAAGTATAAACGTTTCTTGTGTATTTGGCAAGAGGTTATTTAAACATTCAACCATCTGCTCATCATGTTCTCCATCATAGAATATGATATTTGGTTTTTTACTGATGACAGATTTATCGAGTTTTCTAGCATCATCATTAATGATGACAGATTTCAAACTACCAAACAAGATGTTGTTTCTTGCAAGTTCTGCCTTGGGATCATTAACCCCCTTCCATTCAATATCATCTCTCGCAGGAGAAATGGGTGCTGCAAAATTATCGACAGCATATGATACAATATCATTTCCCATGATAGCGGCGAAGTATGTGCTGCCAGTATAACAACCAATCTCTAAGTAGGTATTCTTGGAATCTGAGCAGAGGTGGTTGAGGAAATGACGAACTCTATCGGAAGACAATCCTTCGATATTAAATCCTTGTGGATTGAATTTCGTATCGCCAGTTGCTGACTTATCTATAGCATCTAGTGTCAATTCAACAAGTGGGTGTAGGATTCTATCTTGTTTTTTGTGATGGGCATCAATAACTGCTTCGCAGTAGTTACAATCCCAGCAATCAAACTTACAAGTTTTGATTTTCTCTCGCCAGATGTCAATAGGTCTTTCCTTCAAACTCTTATCTTCAATATAAGTATTGAGTTCTGGGAATAGAAGTTCTTCATCATTTGCCCAGCGATGAATAATATCCATAGATTCTTTCAAACGCATGACAGATTCCCTGCCGTGCATTTTGAAAACATCAATACCTAAGTCAAACATTTCTTCCCAATCCTTTTTCCAGGGTGGTAAATTTGCTGACTTCAGAACTGCTGAGCTATCTTGCTGCTCCCACTTAGAACACGATACACGACTGATGATGTTACCGAAGTATGGTGGTTCGTGATTCTCTCTTGTGTTATTATAGTGGTAATGCTCAGGCATGATAGGGCATCCACCCCAGCATCCCTCATTAGCAAGCATAGAGAACTTGACTGGTTTACCAATTGAAGCACAGTATTCTTTTGCTTCTTTCAGACGACGTAACTGGTCCTGGTCTCTCATCAAATCTCTATCGAGATTGATGTAATTAAATCCAGCTTTAGCAAGAGATACGATATCGTTTGCTTTGGTGACTTCGTGAAGAATAGTATTCTTTACATAAAGTTCTGGAAACTCTTTTTGTATTTGACCTGTAAGCATCCAAGAAGTATGTGGAAGAGTTACTGTTCTAACACCAGCTTCATAGATGTACTTGAAGTTGTTGATAAACAAATCCAAATTTTCTTGTGTTGGTCTCACATAAGGATTGTTAAACGTAGCGGACAGAGGGATGCCAGTCTGCTTGGAAACATATAGAGCATTAAATGTGGTCTGTCTCAAATCATCTTCAAACACATCTCCCATAGCATCCTGCATGAAAGGAGGCATACGACAGGTAAAGTATAAATCAAAGATGTATTGCTTGTGCTTATTCAAGAATGGAATAAGTATATCGTTAGCAAAATCTTCGTCTATCTTTGGATTGATAGGTAAACTAAACATCAATAAAGCCTCTCAAAATGTTTAATATCTCTTTCTCTATCTGGAGCATTCAAAAGAGAATATTCTGTTACTATATCTATACCCAGAGTAATTCTTTCTTTTAGACTTGGATTTGGAGTTGTCCAGTGAATAATATGTTCTGGAAACATAGTCAAAGTTCCTGGTTCATTAGTTAATGCAGCTGCTTTCATAGAGAAAGGATCTTGATATACTGTGCTAGTTCCTTCTGCTTGTAAGCAAAGATTTCCAGAAAGAAAACTATAAGCGTCAGAACTATGTTGATGTGGATTGAGTTTTTCTCCAGTTCTCAGAACATTTGCCCAGCACTGTGCCCACGGTTTTAATTCCATAATATCAGCGCCAACATTCTCACACATCTCTCGAATAGCATTATGAATGTCAACTCTCAATTTTCTGACAACATAATCTTCGCCCTCTCTATCCCACTGTAGAATATTATATCCAGCAAATTTTGCTGTTAAACTATTTGCACCTAATCCAGTTCCACCATCATACGTAAGATGTGGGTTCGAATCTATTATCTCTTTTTCTTTTGATAATATTTTAGTTGATAAAAATTTAATTTCAGCGGAACTCATTACGTTTCTATTCCAAAATGGAATCGAATATACTGGAGCAAATGGTGTGTGTGATTCTTTGTTTTCGAATAAGTTTTTAATCATGGCAATCTCCCATAC